ACAACAATGGACTTACGGACGATGTCATCAGTATCGTTGTCTTCGTAGGTCTTGATGCCGATACGGAAGTTGGTGTTCAGGCAATAATCTTTCATGCGGAACAGGAAACCAAAGCAGTCACCGGCAGATGCAGAATCAAAAGATTTTACATTGTCGGTCAGGGCAACAAGACGGCCCAGCAGGTAGCGTTCCGGAACGCCGTTGATACCGTGGTCAACGCGGGCGATCGGATGGCCCTGTTCATCAACCATACCAACGAAGCCCATGAAGGTCTTTTTACTCATTACCCATACAGCTCCGTTTTCGTAAGCAGTAGGCAATTTGCCTTCCGCTTCTGTCAGCACATCATAGGACAACGCAGTTACCTGTACAGTCTGGCCTACAGTAGAACCGGAGGGCACATGCAGGATGCCGGTCGGTTCGCCGGTAGCGTCGCCGGCGATGATGGCAGCTTCCAGAGCGATTGCCATTGCTTCGGTGATGTTGTCAACCAGTGCGTTTTCAAAAGCGCTCAGGGACATGTATTCGGATTCCAGGGAAACAGATACAGCGCAGCGCAGTTTGTAGTGACCGAATACCACGGAACCAACAACCTTTTTCTGTTTTTCAGAGCCAGCGCCTTCAGCTACCCAGGTAGCTACGGGTTTAGTGGCGGAAGTCGGAATCGCAACACCAGAGCGATAGTTGGTGTTGGTTACCAGCGGCAGGATGTTGCCGTAATGTTTCAGTTCTTCAACAATGCGGTTCTGGGTTTCCGGAGGAATCACAGCACCGATGTCAGTGGTCAGGGTGTTGGCATTATTGCGCAGCTCCGGAGCCATTACGCCGGTGGTTACATAGGTCATAAATGCCTTGCGATATTCGATAGAATTCAGGTCCATTTCTTTACTCCTCTCTTCAACAACGGCAGGTTTCGCAATCTCGCGAACTTCTGCGGGTTTGGTTTCTTCTGCATTAATCTCGGCAGCAACTTCATGCCGGCGGCGGATCTCCGTGGCTTCTGCTTCCAGATCAGCCAGTTCTTTTTCCAGTGCATCCAGGTCGACTTTTTCTTCGCCCTGCAGCATGGACCGGATCTCCAGTTTGCGGTCATTAATTTCTTTTAACCGTTTATCCATGTTTTTCTCTCCTTTACAAATTTGTTGAAACTTGTATATAATTGCCGCTCTCCAGCGTTACCGCAGCCACTCTCCAGCAGCTGCTCGGGCAATAAAAAAACCAGCTCTCCAGCTGGTAGTTTTTAAAAATAGGTCATCAGGAGCAGTTTTTTGCGCTGCTCTTTTTCGCGGATCTCCGCTTCCAGCTTCTGGAAGTATTCAGCGCCGCGTGCTTCTACGGTGGAAATCTCCGTACCGTCATACGCCGGTACATCAACAGCAGATACGTCAAAAATCTTGTCAAACTTGAGGATGTTTCTGGTGCAGGTCTTTGTTTTCTCATCGTAGTCCACCTGTTCCCGTTCCACAGTAAAGGCGAAGCTCATTTTGTCCAGGTCGCCCCGGCGGATCAGTTCATACACATCCTTGCCGGTGCTGGTCTGCGCAATGTCTGCCCGGATGCTCAGTCCGTGCTCATCCGTTTCCAGCGTCAGCGTTTTGTTCCGCGTCCTAGCCAGAATCATCGCCGTGTCACCGTGGTTGTATTTGAAGCACACATCGCTCATGTCCGCGCCTTCAAACGCTTTCGGGTCCACCCGTTCAAAGTATCTGTACCCGCTGTATTCACTTTCCCAGATCAGCGTCGGCTCGTTGAACACGGCCGCATAACCCTGTACAGCCAGCTTGCCTTCTTCATCAGCACTGTTAAGCTGCGCAGATCTGATTTCCTTATTCCGTTTTTCCGTCATCGTTGTCTCCTTCCTCGCCGGTCTGGTATTTCGACTGGTCCGACGCTTTTATATAGTTAAGGCTGACAATCCGTTCGTCGCCATCCGGAACCGGCGCATAACCGAACAGTTCCCTGGCATCGTTGATGGTCAGGATCCCCGCCGGCAGCAGCTGCTTGGCAATATTAATTTTGCTGGCCACGGAAATGTAGTTCAGCCGGTTCGTCTCGAACATAATCTCATTGCCGAAGCCCTGCTCCCGCTTGGTGAACAGCGCCACCGTGAATGCCTGGCTAAGCTTCACAGCCAGCGGCTCGATTACGCTCTCATAAAACGCAATGAATTCGGATTCGTCATAAGTGCCGTTGATAAGTTTCTCGGAAACTCCGAAATACTTATAAACATTGTCTCTGGCCAGCTGCATCTGGGCCGCATCGAACGTGGTGTTGTCGACGTGCAGCTCCTTATAATCGCTGGTGTTGTCCATAGGCGCAATGCCGCTGCCGTTCTTCACGTCGCTGACAAAGTTATTAACGAACGACTCGAAGTTCTTTTTCATGTCTTCCGGGCGCAGCGTCTGCATGTATTTCACAATGCCGCGCAGCCGTCCGTAGTTCTTCACCACATTTACGATGGCCGTCTTTACAGACTTCAGCAGCGTCAGGTCTTCCTGCAGCATCCGCGCTTCCGGATCGCCGAACATCTCATCCCGGTTATAATGCCGGCGGATGTGCACGATATCGTCATAAGGTACGGTGGTCTGCAGGCCAACGCCAAAGGTGAACTTGACGTAAATCACGTTCCGTCTGTCTTCGTAGAGACTCACCTGCGAAAAATCCAGCGGCCACAACGCGACAACTTCAGAAGTCGCATCCCGCTGGATATAGACGAACAGATTATTGGTCGTGTAGTACTGGTTTACAAGTTTTTCGATGAACTCCGCGCTGGTCATCAGCGGGTTCGGCTGAACCGAAAGCAGGTAGTTCAGCTTGTCGTCCAGCACGCGCCGGACCTTGCCTTCTTTTTTTACGATGTGGCGCGGATTCAGTTTACTTGCATGACGAGCGATGGTGTCCACGCAGGAACGCACCGTCGCGTTATCATAGGCCGCACCACTGAAGGGTACATAGTCATTACTGTAACCGTTCAGCATCTGCATCCTGTTCAGACCCTGCGGCGGCTGCTTCTTCTTCCCGAACACACGGGAAAGCATATCTCTAATCTCCACGCGTTCACCTCCCTCAGATAATATTTTCGTAATCCCGCTCAAAACGCAGGAACGTAACATAGGCATCCAGCAAGGATGCGAAACCGTCGATGCGGTTCCGACCAGATACCTTGCATGGCTGGATGTTCCCGTTCCTGTCTTCAATGACAGACGTGTTTGCCATACACCACTTTAAGACCGGGTTGTTACCATAATTAATTCTTTTGGCGGCCAGATCTGCCTTCAGGGCCTTCATGGGCGCTGACAATGTCTGCACGCCCTGGGCCACAGGATCCAGAACCGGCTTGCCGAACTTTTCTTCTACATCCTGGACAAAATAGGTGGCGCTCCACCTGTCAAAGCCCAGCTTGTATAAAAAGACATCGTCTTCCTGCTGTTCCAGCTGGAACCATTTCACCAGTAAACGATAATCAATTTTGTTGCCCGGAGACAGGTCTATATATCCCTGATCGTGCCAGATGTCATAGGGAACATTGTCCTCTCTGATCCGCTGCTCAAACAGGTCTTCCGGAATCCAGTATTTCTGCTTTACATATATAATCGGATCACCCCGGACCTTGAACAAAAGTGTTGCACAGGTCAGGTCGGTGGTCTGCGACAGGTCCGCGCCGTAGATACCGTAACGCGGACACAGCGCCTTAATATCGAAGGTCGCCTCGTTGTTAAGCTCCTCAAATGTAAAGAACGCCTGGGAGGCCGTCTCCCGGACGTTGAAATCTTTACACAGCAGGTTCTTCACCAGCATCGGGTTCGCCTTGGCGCGTTCGACTTTGTTGGCCAGCGTTTCCTCGTTTTTAATAGTCCCGAGGCCCGGGTTCGCCTTTTTCCAGCAGGCCGGGTTCGTCCATTCGCTCCGCTCATCCAGTTCATAGATGATTGGCAGCACCGTCTCATCGTGGTACCCTTTCGGATCATCGTAGCCGTCGATAAGCCGCCTGCATTCATCGTACTTCAGGTCGAAGATGTTATCACGCACCGTGCCGGCCGTGGAAGTGATGATGGACAGCGGCTGCGTCCTGGCGCTCATGCCGTCGACAACAACATCGTACAGGTTCTTGTCTTTGATGGCGTGCAGCTCATCAATCAGCGCGCCGTGTACGTTCAGTCCGTCCAGCTTCATGCTGTCGCTGCCCAGAGGCTCGAACGTGCCGTTGTTGTAGTCGGTCTTTATTTTGGACACCAGGCATTTCGCGTGGCGGTTCAGCGCCGGAGAATGCTTTATCATCCGGACGGATTCGTTCCAGATGATTTTCGCCTGGTCTTTTTTGGTAGCTACGGAATAGATCTCCGGACCGCCTTCGCCGTCCGCCATCAGCAGGAAGTTTCCCAGGGCAGAACCGAGCAAAGACTTTCCGTTCTTACGCCCGATCAGGAGTATCAGCTCGCGGTATTGCCGGAGCCCGGTTGCCTTCTGTTTGAATCCGAACAGCGCGGAGACCAGCGCCTTTTCCCACAGCTCCAGCCTGATCGGTTGGCCCGCCCACTTGCCTTTGCTGTGGCAGCAGAACGTCTCGATGAAGGTGATGGCGTAGTTCGCAGCCTCTTCATCGTATTGGTACGGAGATTCGGTATCCTTCAGCTTGTTGACCAGGTGCCTGTATGTCCGGCGCACCTTGTCTGATACCGTCTCACTGCCCGAAACGATAGCTGCGTAATATTTTTCAATGTAATTCATTTTCTGCTACGCAGGAAGTCCCCGAAGTTATCCTCGGCAGGCTTCTGCTTCTCTTCCGGAAGGCAGGACAGCAAAGTTCGGATCACTCCGGTGTAGTTTTTAACCATAGTGCTGTAAGAGCGGCTGGCCGTGGACTCTTTAGTGCCGAATTGGTGTTCCCCGTTCTGGTACGTCTCCGTGAAACCGATTTTGCGCAGCTCCTCTTCCAGTTTTGAGATGTGCGCCTCCATATCCACGGCCATGAGCACCATCCGGTTGACCATTCTGGATTTGTTGTCCGGAATATCCTGGAAAATCTCCTCATATTCTTTTAGTCGTCTCTTCTTTATGGTTTCTTCCTTTATCTTTGCCATTATCTCACCACCCCGGAAGAAAAAAGTTATCCACACCCCCCTCCCGCACGACCTGTGTATCACGAGAGTGGAT